ACCTTGACCCGTAAATTCAAGATAAAATGCTTTTGATTGTGGATCCGGCAATAACCAAGCCGTGCCGCTACCGATACGCAATGACGCGCTTTTGTCGTCTGAGTGTAACCCTGTTACAACAGGCGTAGGCAGTCCAGTAAAGTGCAAGCCATGTTCATAATCGGCTGTGGTTCTGTAATGCGATAAATTCACATCGACAAGGTCAAGCAATGGCGGCTTATCCACGCATGGTGAATTATCTCTAACCCCAAAAAACTCAAACGGTATTTTGTTTAACGCTTTGCCGTTTATTTGTGGATAAATTTCATCCACTAAAACAAACTCACCGCGCTTGTCTTTTCGAAAAACACGTTGACGATAAATGCCACCATCGCCTAAATCTAAAACGCGCCATTGTGGTTCACATTTAGATTCAAACTCATCGACTGCAATCTCGTGTTCTTCTTCAAGCACAACAAGTGTTAACTGTTCAACGTTGTTAATGCGCCCCGTTTTCCAGTTAATAATTGATTCTGCATCGTACATGGTCGCGTAAGGTCTTGCGCCTTGTGCCTGTGCTTGTGCAAGTGTTACCGCATTAACAATGGGTGGATAATCGACAAGAACGCCTACTTTTCCTATAACAACAACTTTTTCCGCTACCATTTCAGCAAATTGGTGTAGCGACAAACCGCCCATTGTCACGTCTGCGATAATGTCATCTAATGATGATGGTGCTGTTATTTTTGGAGGTGTTAAAAAAAGCATACCTGTTAATCCATCAACCGTCCTAGCAGTTGCATTAAATAGCATGGCTCGCTTTTTGTACGCATGATACTCTTGGTCTGTTTGACCACTAAGCTTAGGTAGATATTTAACCCCAGCTTCGTGAATTTCGTCTTGACCCTTTATAATATTTTCGCAACGCTCCCATTGCTCATAGTGTTCTAAATATTCAGAATGCTTAGTATCTACAGCCATTGTTTTTCCTCAAAATATTGATTGTTGAGTTAATTTTAAGCCTTTTTCTTTTGCTATTGATAGCTCTATTTTATTTTTTTGAATTGGAGCAGGTAATTTAGCACCTTTTAAAATATTTTCTTTTGCCCATAATGGACGTAAGTTTAAATAGTGATTTAATGTTATTACATCAATTTCATTTTTAGCAGATGCCAATGGAATAATGTGATCTATATGCCATTCGTTTCTATTTTCCCAACTCATGCCATCTTTAAACTGTGATTCAATATGATTAGCAAATGAAATATAATCACATCCTAAAATTTCAAATGTTCTTGATTTTTTAGCGTATCCATTTCTTTGCAATGATTTTCTTATTAACCCACCAATCCTACATTCCATTGAAAATACAGGGTTTTCTTTTCTTTTTTTAATTGCGTATTTATTTTGGGTTATTCTGCTTTTTTCTTTGTATTTTTTTCTGCTTTCTTTTCTTTTTAAAGAAATTAATTTTTTGTTTTTTGATTTATAAGACTTTCTTCTTTTTTTTATTTCTTCTTTATTTTTTTCAGCATAATTTTTTGCATATTTTAAAATTTTTTCGTTATTTTGAATTCGATAATTTTTTGAATAATTTAATATGTGTTGTTTGTTTTTAAAAAGCCAATTAACTCTTTTTTCTGATATTTTTTCTTTATTGTTTAAAACATATTGTTTTTGGCAATCTTTACATTTTGAACATAATCCACTTTTTTTACTTTTATCTTTGTTAAATTCAGATATTGGTTTTATTACTTTGCATTTTGGGCAGGTGTGAGTATTCATTTGAGCAACCTTTCACTATTAGGTTATTCACTACATAGGAATTATGGCAGGTGAGTAGTGATTTCACTTTTCGACCGCTAAATCTAGCCATGACGTAATTATAACATAATTTGAATTTTTAAATGCCAGTTATCGCAGCAAATTGCGGGCGATTATTTACTACTGGATAGCGATACGATACAAAGTAACCAGCGGCATCGACAATATGATCAAATCCTCCTTTTTTGTCTGGCTCTCCATTTTTATCATAAGCCTGTTTTTCTAATGACTCCACTAATATTGGGCAATACTGAGGATTAACAAAGTATTTTCGCTCTCCTTGATTGTTAATCATTTTATTAAATGACAGTACGCGATCTTTTACAAATGGGTTTCTTGAGTTGACTAATACTTGCAAGCCGTATGCTCTCATGATGCTGTGGTCACTCTCGCTTGCGTTGTTTGACTTTCTGGCATTACCACTGGCGTCTGGATAGATTAAAATACGATGTGCATGGTATTTTTCTTTTAATATTTTTGATAACGTTGGTGTATCAAACACACCAGTGAATTCAAAAACTGCGTGAGGAATATCGCCACGAATAACATGAATAACAGCGGACATATTAGTAACATTATAATCGACTCCGCAATGGAGTACATCATCAGGCATAATGGTTTCATTGCTTGCATTAAGATTTCTGTCAAACTCATGGTAGACGCTACCAGCGTTAAGGTTTACAAAATTGCCATCAAGATACGCGGATAATTGCGCACTGCTATAGGTTGCTTCAAGTTGCTTGATATAGCCATCGGGCAAATAGGGATTGCTTGAAGTAGGTGCTTTAATTAACTCGTAGCCATCGCGTGGTTCTTTGCCCCACATTTCGTACATGAAAGCAAACCCTTCAGGTGTTGATACTGCTGCAAGTGTGTTAGGCGAGTTGTCTGGTTTTCGTTCTCTAATCCGTCCAAGCATTTTAGTCCAAACCAGTTTGGCTTGGTCAACGCGTAATGTATCTGCTTCGTCGATTACCGCATCGGCTAACTGAAACCCAACTAAACGCTCTGGGTTATCTGCTGATCTAAAAATAATCTGCGAATTGTTTTCGAGTTTGATAATAGCATCGGCTTTATTAAGATTATATTTCACGCCCCACTCATCGAGTATTTCTTGAAAGCGCGGAAAGGCAATCAGCCGTATAAGATCATAAGTAGGCTCAACAAATCCAAACGATAAACCATCGTATTTCAATGCAAGCAAAGCCAGTCTAATGACAGCGGCTTGTGATTTCCCCGCGCCATATCCCGCCACCATTGCAGGGTGGATTGCTTCACTGAAAATGAAGTCCTCTTGGGGCTGAGTTAAATGTAATTTAATTTGTCTTGTTATCATCTTTTGATGCACGAATCACATTAAACGAATAACCAGCTGTTATTGTTGATTCTGCTTTAATTGCCATCGGCAACACTTTACCAACCAACGTTAAAAATGCTGTCGGGTTTTCATCAGCTTGCCTTGCTAAATAAGATTGTCCGCCTGCATCATCTAAAGCCCCTAGAATCATCTCTTTTAATTCTTTGGTAACTTTATTAGGTACGCCTTTACCGCGCCCTCACCCCCTTTTCCTTCCTTTTTTTCCCTTTTCCCCCCCTCCTGTGCGGGATTATCATAAAAAGCCCCCGCCACTACATAACCGTGTAAACATAACCTCATGTTCGTCTATAAAATCACATTCTTCAATTCTTTTAAACTGTGAGGTTAAAAAATAACCTTTTGGTGCAAGTACGGTTTTATCAAATTCAATTACTTTTTCACGGTCTTGTGATTGCATAACGTGCGCCCATTCTTTTTGCGTGTGGTTAGGGCACATATAGCAAGACGAGCGCGGTGGTTTAGTATCAAACGTTCTTTGCACTAATGCAATACAATCACTTCTGCGCATTTGTAAATCAAGCAATGGGAAAACTTTATTCCATTTTTTTGATGGTTTCATTCTTGCTGCGCGGTGGATTTCGTCAGTGCTAAACCCCATTAAAATATTGTATTTTTTACTTTTAAATTTTTCATTACAAAAACGCTCAAATACTTCGCGTTTCCATTTTGCCGAGCAATATGCTGGAAGTCTGCCTTGTGTGCCTTCATTATTTGCAAAAAATGGCGGTAATTCCATATCGCCTGCATATTTGCTGTAATCATTTGCTTTTGCAACATAAAACGGAATACCTGCTTTTTCAAGCATTGGCAATGTAAACGCATGAAGAAAATCAAAAACAATTGATTGTTCATATCCAGTATCACAAAAAACAAACGCATCAACGTCAATTTTCTTTTGCACTGCAAGTATCGCCATTGCAGTTGATTGAACGCCTCCCCCAAAACTGCATATATTCATTCTCGTTCCTATATTAACTATCAAGTAATTAAACCCTAACCTAGCTGTAGACGCATTGCAAGGAAGACAGCTAGAATAACTGCTCCCGTCTTTTTTTCGTGCGAGAGGACACGCGTTAAAGGTTTAATTCTTCATAATTAAAAAACCACCACGCCATAAACTGCAATGAGTGGTGGCCGTGTTACTTACTTACATTCAAAATCAAATAGTTTTTGCTTTAACAAATAACCCTCTAGCGACCATATTTTATTTCTGGCATTATCTCTGGCTACTTTTTTACCAATCTTGTCGTCAAAGTTTTCCGGTGACACACAGGCAGACTCACCGGTAACAGTAAAGCCGTTTTTCAGCACCAAGACGCAAAACGTCAGCAAAGATAACGTTTTGTGGTCAGCGGATGAAACTTCTTCGCCCGTACCATTCCCATTTACACCTTGTCGCGCGGTAAAGAAGAATTCACTTGCAATACTTGTTTCAATGTCGTCAGGTGTTAAGCGTGGTGCATTTAAACCCTTGTCTTTGATTTCTTGTTCGATTTCTTGTTCGATTTCTAATTTAGTTGCCATTTTAACTCCAGTGTTGTTTTAATTTATTGATAGTTACCGGTGCTGATCTCTGTCTTGACCAACCAACCCAGTTATTGATAAATCGCCATAAAGTGATTTGCTGAATTGGTTGGGGTAAAACTATTTTGCTACATTAAAACAATTTTTATTTTCATTTACAAAATAAATAATTTTTGGAATTAAATCATCGTAATTTTTAACTAATGCTTTGTAACAAGCATTATCTGCAAATCTTTGTTCATCGTAATTATAAGCCAACCAAAAATTAGCTTTATGTTCTCGTTTACCATTAAAAACTAATTTAAAATTTAACCAAAATGTATTTTCAGAATTAACTAAAAAATACACATCCCAGTTTCCATCATATTGAATTGAGCCAATACAAAAATAGGAATCATTTTTAGGTGGAATTCCGTAATAAAATTTATCTTTCATTTTATTTTACCCATAAAAAAAACCGTCTTTTAAGTTAGGTGATAATTGCCGCGAGTGATTTCGGCTCTAACTTTAAATTCGGTTTTGTTTAATCACTTGTTAATTAGGTTTATCACAACCCGAAATAATTATACCGCATTTTGCTTTTTTATGCTTAATCTTTTTAAAGTACCGTACACCGTACATGCGCGTACACCCTTTAAAGGGAGGGTGTACGCGTACGTACGCTTAAATGTACCCATGCGTACATGTGTACATTATAGGTAAAATGTACGCGTACGTACGCTTATTTAAGCCAATAATAAACACCATCATTCCCTATAAGCTGTTGATTTAATAAGTCTTTTATTCCATCAGCAAAAGAGCGTCTATTATTCTTGTCTGTTATGTACTCATAAGCAAATGGACGCCATTCTTCAAGCGACACAACCATCTCATTTTCACCTACCAATGTACGCCCACCTCCCAATTTTTTGGTGGCATTTATAGCGTTTTTTAAACCTTCAAAACATTGTGTTGTTCCCTTTTTTAATTCTTTTACGATTTCTTGACTGCCAACATATTCTAAATAAACACCCTCAATCTGTTTTCCTTCGTCATCATCAAAAAAGCAATCACCGTCAAGATCAATCACTTTTATTCTAAAATCCATATTACTGCCTGCGCTAAAATCTTTCGATTTAGTACATGACAGCGTGACTTCCATTTTAGATTTCTTTGTCATGCAAAATTCTGCGTCCATGCCTGCTTTTATGGCAGAACTTCCACGCGCCCTGCCTTTATCACCATGACCACTATGATGCACTGGAACAATGGCTGAGTTGTATTTTTTAGCCAATAATTCCATGTTAGCCAAGAATATTGCCATATCTTCACTGCTATTCTCGTCAATCTTTGCTTCGGTAATCATGGCTAAACAAGTGGTGTTGTCTGGGATAACCGACCCACCAGTTGATTCAAATTTACCTGTTGTTTCTGTTGCGTTTTTACCGTCTGTTGTTTTCCAAAAGCTCATGGCTATTCTCCTAAAATGTGAATAAATGGTGTTAATGGGTTTTTGCCCTGTGTTACAGTTATGTCGTCACTAATGCCATAACGATTTTTACTGATATTGCTGGCGGTGGCATAAGTGACAAGAATTCTTGTACCGTCACTAATTGCTTTTTTGCGCTCTCCATCGCCCATTGTGAATGTTTCGAGCTTGATATACCCAACCAAGTCCACGTTATCCACAAAATGCGACACGCTCTTTTTTTGCATGCGTATGTCGTATCGTGTGTAAGGGTCGGCATCGGGCAGCTCAATTGTGGTAGTTTCACTATGCGCGATAAAAACAATATTCATGCCTTTATCGTTGAGTATGCCCGCTGCTTTTCTGATTCGCCCGTGCATAGACGATAATGCTTGAAACCCCGCGCCATAACCGCCAAGAGCTTGAGCAATCGTGCGTGGTTTTTTGGGGTCGGTTTCTACAATGTAATTAGTGAAAAACGTATCGGCAGCCGTAATACTGTCAATAATTAACGTTTTGTAATCGTGTTCTTCTTTGATTAACGCGGTCAGTTGCGACCAGCATTCCTCAACACTGGTAATTACTGGAAACGCATCGGGGCGCATTTCTGCGTGAATAGACTGCAATCCATCTTCAAAACGCATAACAATTGGTTTTGGAAATGTTGCTGCAAGGGAGGTTTTGCCAATGCCTGCATCACCCGTAATGGTGATAATAGGATGGCGGTCAGTTGGTTTGCTGATTGTGCTTAAAATGCTCATTTGTATCGCTCCACATTGGGATTAAAAAATAATTTTTCTTTACTGCGGGTATAATTCTACGCAAAATAGTTTATAATGTAAACATATTTTTTTATTTTTTAGAAAACAACAAAAGGAAACACAATGACACCAGAGCAAATCAAAGAAAAATTACGTTTAATGAACCTTAGCCAAGTAGCAAAAGAATCGGGGGTTTCGCGCAATATGCTGCACCGTTTTGTGCATCAACAAAAGAAATCGCCCTACGAGCGCACAGTTGAGCAGCTATCAAAATACTTGGAATCACTATGAACGGTTTAATTGAAGCCATAAGAGCAACAGGCATGAACCCGCCTACTTATATAAAGCAAGGCGAAATCACACGGTTTGCGCCACGCAGCAATAAAACGGATAAGAGTGGCTGGGTATCGTTATTCGCTGACGGCATGGGCGGGATTTATGGCGATTGGGCAAGTGGTGAACAGCACTATTGGTTTGCAGATGGCACACGCAGCGCGGTTAACGATTACGAGCGCGAGCAGGCTATTGAGAAAGCCAAAGAAGAACGGGATTTTGCTTACAGCAACGCGGCTTTTAACGCTCAGGAGCTGTACGCAAAACTCCCACACGCTTTAGATCACGATTATTTGACGCGCAAAAACGTCAAGTCACACGCAGCACTGCGCATTTATGACGGAAAACTCGTTATTCCTGTTTATGGCGTTGGCGGTGAAATCCAGTCGCTTCAATATATTGCTACCGATGGCACAAAACGATTTTACACGGGCGGTAAAATGCAGGGCGGCTACTTCACTATTGGCGAACCGTCCGACATGGTGATTATTGCAGAAGGATTTGCCACCGCCATGACAATCCACGAAGCCACAGCACAATGTGTTGTGGTTGCGTTTAACGCTGGGAATTTAAAGCCAGTGTGCGACATGGTGCGCAGTCAGTACAAAGGCAGAGTGATTATATGCGCAGACAACGATGCAAGCGGTGTAGGTATCGAGAAAGCCAATAAATGCGGTGTAGAAGTTATCCACTCGCCTATTGTGGGCGAGGATTTTAACGACATGGCAAAACGCGCAGGCATATTAGCGGTTGCGGATCTCATTATTGGCAAAAAGCAAAACCTGTTTGTATCAGTCCATGATCTCATGGCAAACACGACACGCGCTGACTGGGTGATTAAAAACTTGCTAGAGCGTGGCTCAAACACGTTATTGTTTGGTGAATCTGGCGCGTGTAAATCATTGATTGCGATGGACTGGGCGTTCTGTATTGGCAACGGTATTCCGTGGCACGGTCACAAAACTAAAAAAGGCACGGTTGTGGTCATTGCTGGTGAGGGTCATCGAGGGCTTGCAATGAGGATGCAAGCTCTCAAACAAAAATACAACATGAATCCTGACAATATTTATTTTAGCACAAAAAGCGTTAATTTGCTTGATACAGACGCGGTCATGCGTGTCACTAGTATATTAGATGGGTTAGGCTTAAAGAGCCGCCATGCGCTATTTTTATAGACACCATGCACAGGAATATGCACGGGGACGAGAACAGCAGCGAGGATATGGCTTTATTTTTAGCTAATATGGAATTATTGGCTAAAAAATACAATGCCGCCATTGTGCCAGTGCATCACAGTGGGCATGGTGACAAGGGCAGAGCGCGTGGCAGCAGTGCAATTAAGGCAGGCATGGACGCAGAATTCTGCATGACAAAGAAATCCAAGATGGAAGTCACGTTTAGTTGCACCAAATCAAAAGATTTTAGCGCAGGCAATAACATGGATTTTAGAATAAAAGTGGTTGATCTTGAAGGCGACTGTTTTTATGACGAGGATGAAGAAAAGCAGATTGAAGGCGTTTATTTAGAATATGTTGGTAGCCAAGAAATTGTAAAAGAATTAAAAAAAGGCACAACGCAATGTTTTGAAGGTTTAAAAAACGCCATAAATGCCACTCAAAAATTGGGCGGTGGGCGTACATTAGTAGGTGAAAATGAAATGGTTGTGTCACTTGAAGAATGGCGTCCATTTGCTTATGAGTACATAACAGACAAAAATAACAGACGCTCTTTTGCTGATGGTGTAAAAGATTTATTAAATCAACAACTTATAGGAAATGATGGTGTTTATTATTGGCTTAAATAAGCGTACGTACACGTACATTTTACTTTTAATGTACATATGTACGCATGGGTACATTTAAGCGTACGTACGCGTACACCCCCCTTTAAAGGGGTGTACGCATGTACGGTGTACGGCATTTTAAAAAATATTAAACATTAAAAAACTAGATTTGTTATAATTGTTTCGGGTTGTGATAAACCTAATTTGCAAGTGATTAAACAAAACCGAATTTAAAGTTAGAGCCGAAATCACTAGCGGCAATTATCACCTAACTTCAAAGACGGTTTTTTTTATGAGTAAAATTTATGATTATTAAAGAAGAATTTAAAAAACTAATTCCGCCATTGGCTATTGAAGAATTTAATCAGTTAGAAAAAAATATTATTGCTGATGGTTGCAGAGATCCTTTGTTAATATGGAACGGAATTTTAATTGACGGGCATAACCGTTATGAAATATGCACTAAGCATGATTTGCCATTCAGTATTTTAGAGAAAGATTTTACTGATTCAAGCGCAGCTAAGTTGTGGATGATTGACAATCAAAACGGGCGCAGAAATTTAACCGATGGCTGGAAGTTTCAATTATCACAAGCAAAGAAAGAGATATTGCTAGAGGTTGGTAA